GACGGCGACAGTTTGGTTTTCCAACAGTATGATGGAACTGAAGTTCTCAGATTAACTGACGGAGTAACGACACAGATTTCTGGCGATCTTGAGCTAACTACTGATGCTAAAGCGCTTAAATTTGGTGACGGTGACGATGTTACATTTACACACGATAACGGCACTGGAATGAACATTGCTTCTGCTGGCGATTTTGATATAGCCGTATCGGCTGGAAATGGTACTTTTACTGTTGCAGACACTAAAACGCTTACACTCGGTCAATCCGGTGCTTCATGCTTGCTCCTTTCGCCACACTCTACTGCTGGTAGCGAACTAGCTTCGCTGATCAATACGGCTGGTACCACGGACGGTACAGACGCGGCCGGTGCGATTCTGTTGAGCGCAGTAGCTGGTGGTATCGGGCTTGCTTGGGCCGATGGCAAGGATTTGTGGGCTGAAGGTGGTAGATTTGTTGTCACTGCCAATGAAGATGCAGCTAGCTGCATTAAGCTACACGCTGATGCCGGATCGTCACAGACAATTCACCTTCTAAACGACGCTGGCACTAGCGTCACAGAGGGTGCGGCAGCTATTCAGCTTCTGTCTACTGCTGGTGGTGTTGGAATCAGGTCTGCAGCTAACTTAGCAAACGCAGTTAATATTACTGTTGATGGCGGAACGACCTCAACAATGACACTCTTTAATGACCAGGGAACAAGCGTCACCGAGGGTGCTGCATCGATTCAGCTACTTTCAGATGCTGGTGGTATTGGTATCAAGTCCACCGCGGACCTTGCTAATGCAATCTTGTTGACTGCAGATGGTGGAACTTCGGAGACGATTAAGATCCATGCTGACCAAAGTACAGTCGATGGTGCAGCAGGAGCAGGAGCGATTGAGCTAACAGCTGACGCTGGAGGCATCAGCCTTAACGCTGCATCAGGCAAAGACATCTGGGCTGAAGGTGGCAGAATCCACGCTACTGCTAATGAAGATGCTGCTGACTGCATTAAGCTTCATGCCGATGCTGGTACTTCGCAGACTATTACGATGGTCAATGACGCGGGCACTGCTGCTGGAGCGATTAACATGGCATCTACTGCGGGCGGTATAACCATGAAGGTTGCTGACGAAAAGGAATTGAAGATTGGTAACGCCGGTTTGGATGCCTATTTCATAGTCGCTGCTTCTGCAACTGCTGGAAACGAAGATATTCGGATTGTTAACACCAACGGAACAGATGGTGCAGCAGTCGCGATTACGTCAACTGGTGGCGGGGTAACATATACGTGCAACCAAAACTCGGAACATACATTCACCGGCGGCAATGCGTCGTTTTCCAACGTTGGAATGGAGATGGGTCAACAGACTTGGTCACACTCTACTGATGGTCAGGCAGGCGGCGGCTCGACTTTTGTCACTGGTGCTTACACTCAGGACAATAACGACGGCACAAGGGTTTACGGGGTCGACACGAGTAGTAACGGTGCCAATCAGGCTGTTACTTTCACGCTACCTGATGCCACCGGGAATAATTCTAATCGAGTTTTCACGATTAAGGATACTGGCGGCAATGCCGGAACCAACAACATTACCATCGCTGCTGGCAGCGTTGGTGTGATCGATGGTGGAGCCTCTATCGTGCTTGATTCGGATTACGCTTCGGTTAACATAATCAACCTCTCTGGTTCGGTTACGGGCTATGACTGGTACGTCTTTTAAAATACAGCCGATTTGAATAAAACACTTGGGCAGGCACTTCGGTGCCTGCCTTTTTGCCTATAAGGAGCTATTTATAATATGGCATACAAATATACGACCGGCAGCTCTGATACTGGCGACCTCTATCGCGACGGTGACACCGGTCGCAATACCTATATAAACTTTGAAGAGGACTCAATTGGGCTTGTTGCCGGTGGAGTCGATCTCCTTAAGGTCACCGAGGCAACACAAGATATAGTTGTCATAAACGAGGCTGCCGCAGATATAGATTTCAGAGTAGAATCCTCCGGAGAGGACGAAGCAATTTTCTTAGATGCTGGAAATAATACGCTCTATATTAATAAGGGCGAGACAGCCTTTGTTACAGTTATTGGCAGCACCAACGATGAAGCAATTCGGGTTGGTGCTGCAGGCGTCGTCCTAAATGAAGATGGGCATGCAACAAACGACTTCAGAGTGGAGTCCGACACCAACACACATATGATTTTTGTTGATGCAGGAAGCAATGAGGTTGGTATCGGTACCTCTTCACCCAATTCTGTTTTTGAAGTTAGCGGCTCTCAGGCAGGAAACTATTTTGGCATTGCGAACAATACTCACAGCCCATACGCTCTAGACGAAACCCATCATATAGTACACTATTATGGGAGCGGCAATGCCACCATTCAACTTCCAGCAGTTGCTGGGTGCACCGGAAGAATATATCATATCATCACTAACTGCGGCGGCGCTAGCGACGAAGTCACTGTTGATCCCAATGGCGGCGAAATGATCTCCGGGTCTAACGTTCAAAATGGCGCGACAACACAACTAGGGATAGACGGTCAAGATCCTCAGAGCATAACGATAGTAAGCACGGGCGCCCATTGGCATGTCCTTTCTGATGCCCGCGCACAGGGCGGGGGGGAATAGTAATATTCCTTGAACTGACTAGACAAACAATTTTATTAGTCTTTTAAAGCTTTTCAATACTATTTATTTTTGAAGTAGTATCTTTCTTTATTTAGAGAGAAGAACAGGAGAATTTATATGTCATCCATGCTTGAACAAGCCATTGTCGATGCAACCGCCCTTAAGGAGGCTGCGTTGAAAAATGCCGAATCAATGATTGTCGAGAAATATTCCGATGAGATCAAAGGAGCGGTTGAATCCCTGCTTTCTGAGCAGCCCGAAGAGGGCGGCGAAATGATGGGAGACTTGGGCGGCGCAGAGGGTGCTGAACCTTCTGAGTGGGCTGGGGATCATCTGCACTATGCGGCCGCCGAAGGAACGGAAGGCTGTGAGTGTCCAGAAGAGGATCAAGAGCAAATTGTGACATTGGATTTTCCCGAATTAGAGGCTGCATTTGAAGAAGAAGGGGCGGAGGCTAGCGATATGACTGATAGAGAACAGTTGGGTGCGGAAATGGCACTTCAAGAAGACGAAGCGATTGAGGAAACCGAAGAGGAACTGGAAGAGCGAAGAAAGAGGAACGACCCCAGCAAAACTGCTGGTCGCGAGTCCGGGCGCTCTTATAAGGAAGACTCTGGCGGAAGCAACGCTGCGCTAGAAGAAGCTGTTGACTTCGATGCCACCGATCTAGCTGAAATTCTTGGCGAAATCGTTGAAGAGGAACTAAGAGTCCATAACTCAGTAACAAAGTCTGGATGGGTCGACAAGGCTGATCCCGAATTAGAGCATCAAGCAGATATTGCCGCGGCAAAGGAACAAGATCCCGCCATCCAGGAAGAAGCTGGAGAGGACGAGGACGACTCAAGTCAGCTTGAGGAACAAATCAAGAATCTAACACAAGAAAATCATAAGTATAAGGAAGCTCTCGTCACTTTGAAAGAAAAGCTAGACGAGGTTAGCCTTATGAATGCAAAATTACATTATACGAATCGGGTTTTAAATAGCCCCTCCTTGAATGAGCGACAAAGAGAAAAGATTGTCGAGTCTATTTCGAAGGCCGGTTCGATGGAAGAGGCGAAAGTTATATACGAAACGCTTCAAAGCGCGGTGGGTCCAAGCTCCAAGCGGAGACGACCAAAATCACTTAGCGAGGCGGTGACAAAGCACTCTTCTTTATTGGTGTCTAGGCGCGAGTCGAAGACACTTGGCAATGATCCACAGCTACAGCGCATGAGGCGCCTAGCAGGGATCAAGGAATAGACTACCTAAAAAATACTATAAAGGAGGTACAAATTAATGTCTGTTTTACAAAAACTAACAGAAGGCATCGTCAGCCGTGATCTTTCAAAGGAAGGTCAAGCGCTTCTCACTAAGTGGGAAAAGACCGGTCTTCTAGAAGGCTTGGAGAATGACAAGTCACGCCAGAATATGGCGTCCTTGCTCGAAAACCAAGCCAAGGAGCTTCTCCGTGAGGCTTCAAGTATGGCGGCTGGTGACGTAGAAGGTTTTGCTTCTGTCGCTTTCCCCATCGTTCGTCGTGTATTCGGCGGGCTAATCGCGAACGACCTCGTGTCCGTTCAGCCAATGAGTCTACCCTCGGGTCTCATCTTCTTCCTGGACTTCCAGCACACTGGTGCGAAGCTTGGGGCAGAAGCTAATGATTCCCTCTATGGTGGAGGAATTGTTGGTCAGCAGATCACCGGCGGCGTAAGCCTCACCGGCGATAACGCTGAAGAAGGTTTTTACAACCTCAACAACGGCTATTCGTCTCCGACCGCTAGTGCCGCAAACGTCGCTTTGACGCTTGTTGCTTCTGGTACCGTTGGTGGCATAGGCTCTGAGGGTTCAACCGCCGATGGTGGTACCGTAAACAATGATAAGTTCGGTAGCCTTTGTCGATGGGATGCGGATCTCTCTGGATCCAACGTGGTTGTGTGGAGTGTTCCACTAGCTTCGCTGGTTTCAACGAGCAACAGCACCCCTATTAACAAGGACAACTTGCAGAGTATTACTGCTGACCCGGCTGTGGCAGCTGATAACTTTAATGGTCACCGTCTGATCCGTCGTTTGACGCAGTACAGTGGTAGTACTACTACCAATGTTCTGCTCTTTGTGGAGCTTACCGGCTCAAACATTGCGGCTCAAGACGGCCTCTCTCAGGCTGATCTTCATTTCGCAATCGCTGATAACTTTGACGGAACTCCCGCTGCTGGCTCATCCAATGCGCTAGGTGCGGTTGTTGGTCAGAATGACTGGGGATTGGAGAATACTAGTGCGATTCCTGAGATCGACATCAAGGTCGACAGCGTCTCCGTGACAGCGGTCACGAAGAAGCTCAAGGCGAAGTGGACTCCGGAGCTTGGTCAGGATTTGAATGCGTATCACAACCTCGACGCAGAGGTTGAGCTTACGAGCATTCTGTCTGAGCAAATTGCTCTAGAGATTGACCGCGAAATCCTTGAGGATCTTGTTGTTGGTGCGAAGGCTGGTACTCGTTACAGGTCCCGTGCTGCTGGTCGATTCCTCAACCTGGAAACCGGTCTGGAAATTGGTGCTACGACGGCTACGCCTGACTTCACCGGTACGGTTAGTGAGTGGTATGAGACTTTGGTCGAGACCATTAACGACGTTTCGGCTCAGATCCACCGCAAGACTCTACGGGGCGGCGCAAACTTCATCGTGGTTTCACCTGAAGTTGCGAACGTTCTTGAGTTCACTGCTGGTTTCCGGGCGAAGGTCACTCATGATGACAACAAGGGCACTGTCGGTGCTGTCAATGTGGGTAACTTGAGCAAGAAGTGGGACGTTTGGGTTGACCCCTATTTCCTACGGAATGTGGTCCTCGTCGGACGCAGAGGTAGCAGCTTCCTAGAAAGCGGCTACGTGTATGCGCCTTATGTGCCACTACAGGTCACTCCTACGATCTTCGGTATCGAAGACTTCGTGCCCCGCAAGGGCGTGATGACTCGGTATGCCAAGAAGATGGTACGACCCGATATGTACGGTTTGGTTATCGTGCGCGATCTAGTCTAGCCTGTAAACTCTGGTTTACTAGAAACTTGAACCCCATCTTCTTTCGGGAAGGTGGGGTTTTTGTTTATCTCCATAGCGTTTAAAGGCACCAACCACTATTTAAATTGGAGGGACATAATCGATGGCGAGACCAACTCTTACACCGAGTTCAAATACGAGCACGATAATACTGACATCTACTGGCAGTACTGCTACTGCTGCGACTACGACGAACTATGCTTTTGGCATATATGCCGACACATCGTCTGATCTTTATGATGCAAATTTTATATCTGGTGCGTCTGATCAGGTGGCTTACACTTATAAAAAATTAGGTGGAGATGTCCTCGATATTGAGCTAACTATTGGCAATGTATACGCTTCTTACGAAGAGGCGGTATTAGAATATTCGTACTTAATAAATATCCACCAGTCAAAGAACATCTTAGCCAACGTCCTCGGAAATACAACGGGTACCTTTGATCACGATGGTCAGATTAAATCCGGCGCGTTGTCTGGCTCTAATATTGCACTAAAGTATCCAAAGTTTGATTTTGCATATGCTCGCCGGGTCTCTGATGGCGTTTCAAAAGAAGCCAATATCGGAGGATACGATACAGTTTATTCAGCCTCCTTTACGCCCACAACAAACGTACAAGATTATGATTTACAAGAAATTGTTTCATCATCTGCAACAAGCTCTGCTTCTCCCTTTTACAATCTCGTTGGGAACACGCGTGTTTTAGTCAGAAAAGTTTTCTATAAGACGCCGCATGCAATGTGGAGATTCTATGGATATTATGGTGGCTTAAACGCAGTAGGCAACTTACACAACTATGGTCAGTGGGCTGACGATTCTCAGTGGGAAATTATTCCAGTATGGCAGAACAAGGCACAAGCAATGGCGTTTGAAGATGCAATTTATACAAGAAATTCTCACTACTCATATGAGATCAAGAATAATAGATTAAGGCTATTCCCCTCTCCAGTTGAGGTGTCTCCTTCTAAGTTCTGGATTGAATTCCAGATTCCCGGTGACGCTTGGGACTATGATTCAAATAAAGACATCGGGATTGAGGGCGTCAACAACCTGAACACTCTGCCTTTTGAAAACCTACCTTTTGAAAACATTAACAGCATTGGCAAGCAGTGGATTCGAAGATTTGCGCTGGCGATATCAAAGGAGATGCTTGGTTATGTTCGAAGCAAGTTTGGCTCAATCCCAATTCCAGGCTCCGAGGTAAGTTTAAATGGAACAGATCTGGTATCACAGGGAAAAGAGGAGCAAACGGCGCTAAGGGACGAGCTTAAAGAGATTCTTGAGGACATACGTTACAGCGAACTTATCGAAGATGATGCCAAGCTTATGGAAGGCGCAGACAGGACACTATCCAAGATGCCAATGGGCATCTACGTGGGGTAGTGATCAATGGCAGACAACAAATGGAAACAACCTACTAATCCTCCACCCCCTCTGTTCGTTGGACAGAAGGAAAAAGACTTAGTTAAGCAGGTTAATGACGAATTGATCGAAAGGGTCATTGGCCAGCAGGTACTGTACTACGCTGTCGACCCGGAAAGGACCGATTATCACGATCTTTACGGCGAGGCTCTTAAGAAAACTTTTCTTTCTCCAATAAGAGTTTACGCGCTTGTTGAGTGGGAAGAATTTACTTCAACTTATAGTCAAAATATTGGTATTGACCAGAATGCTTCAATAGTTGTACACTTTCACAAGAGAAGGCTAACAGAAGATCAAAATTTATTTGTTCGACAGGGCGATTTCGTTCTATATAATGATGTGTTCTATGAGATTATGACACTTGCAGAGCCGACACAACTATTTGGCCAACCAGATACGATGGTAGAAATATCAGCTAAGTGCGTGAGAGCGCGGGAGGGACTATTCGATGCCACATAAAGAATATACCGGCTTAGATCCGAACATAGTAGATGAAGAAATCATCATGCCCTCTACTCTAGAGACAATTGATCGTGCGTTATTTGAGTGGATTGAAAATTTGAGGCTTCATGCCGAGACCAACAAGGGCTGGAAACAAACTAAGGTTATATGGGTTTCCGCTGAGCGCGCCTTTCAGCTGAAGAACGACAAGGAGATCCGCGACATTAACGGTGTCCTAAAACTGCCCCTGATTACGGTTGAAAGAACCGATACATTAAAGAGTCCAGAGAAAAAGGGCATAATGTGGGCAAACGTTGTTGCCCCGGATGATGGTTTTGGTGGACCAGTCCTTATTGCTAGGACAATTCAGCAGGACAAAACTGCAAACTTCACAAACGCACAATCGGCAAGAAAAACCTCTGGAACTGGTCACGGGCAGATTAACTTTAAGACAGGAAAAGCCAACAAGGTTGTGATGAGGGTGGCAATGTCGCCAATCCCGGTGTATATTGAGACAACATACGCGGTAACTATTAGAACAGAGTATCAACAACAGATGAATGATCTTATCGCACCCTTTATGACAAAGGTTGGACCCTTTCCCGGCGGTGCAGCAAATTATTTCATGGTAAAGAAGGATGGGCACAACTTCGAAGCGTTCATTCAAGAGGGCTTCTCCCCAGAAAACAACGTCGCCAGCATGGAAGAAGAAGAGAGAACATATATGACCAAAGTCGAGATTAAGGTTCTTGGATATTTGCTCGGTGAGGGTAAGGGCGCAGACAAGCCGAGAATCACTTATCGCGAAAGCGTTGTGGAAGTTAAGATCCCGCGAGAACGAGTAGTTCTTGGTGACAAACCAGAACATATTGATGATCGAGGTTTTTATAAAGAATAGATGGACTTTCGACTTTTGAATGACTATTTAATAACAGAATGTAGATTACCGAGATATCTCGGATAAGGAGAATTAACGAATGTCAGTAAAGAAGTTTAAATTTGTGTCCCCTGGTGTGTTCATTAATGAGATTGATAATTCTCATTTACCGGCAACACCGGTTGACGTAGGACCAGTAGTAATTGGAAGGTTGCCCCGAGGACCAGCGATGACGCCGGTCCAGGTAGACTCTTTCTCAGATTTTGTCACCGTATTTGGTAACCCCCGGCCTGGTGGTCAGGGCGGCGATGCCTGGAGGGACGGAAACAGAATGGCTCCGACCTATGCGGCATATGCAGCACAGGCTTGGCTAAGGAACAGCAGTCCCCTTACGGTGGTTAGGCTTCTTGGGACAGAAGACCCCGATACTTCGGCGGCGCTGGGCGGTCAAGCTGGCTGGGTGACCGATGGTACACTTGCCGACACTGACGGCGGCGCCTACGGACTGTTCTTGTTCAACTCGGGCTCAACCGAGACGGGTGTATTAGCCGCAGTTTGGTACTGCGATCAGAGCGCTGTTCACGTTTCTCTCTCGGGCTCGACCCGCGGCGGCGACAACGTCCAGGGCTCAGCAGTATTAATTGAAGCGGCTGGCGCAAATCAAGAGTTTGTTGCAAACATTTCTTCAAGCTCTGGCGTTGACAAGAAGGTGGTTTTCAACTTCTCGTCGACTTCTGATAAGTATATCCGAAAGGTGTTCAACACCAACCCGGCACTGTGTAACACTACTGTTACTCCTTCTGCTCAGAGAGAACTTCTTTGGCTGGGCGAAACTTTCGACCGCGGAATCAACGACGCTTCCATTTCAGACAGTGCCCCAGTAGCGGGCACCAGTGGAGTCCACGGCATTATTCTAGGTCTTAGCCACGCTAATGGAGTGTGGGGAAATCTTAAGGGCAAGAAGGGTACCGACGGTGAGTCGCTCATCGATTCACAGACGGGCTGGTTCATTTCTCAGGATTTGTCCATTGTCACTGGTTCGAACAATTACGATCCCAATAATGATAATTCTGTAACCAAGCTTTTCAAGCTTCACGGCTTGAAGCACGGCGAGTGGGTTCAGAACAACCTTAAGGTGTCCGTCGAAGATGTTCGTGCCTCTACAAACGATTCCGATCCTTACGGCACATTTAATATTGTTCTGCGAAGCATTAAGGACTCCGACAATGCAGTTAAGGTTGTCGAGAGGTTTAACAATTGCAGTTTGAACCCCAATTCTTCCAACTATCTCGCCAAGAAGATTGGCGACATTAATCAAGTTTGGTTGAATGACGAAAGAAGGTACCGAGAACTCGGTGCTTATGCGAATCAGTCTAAGTTTATGCGAGTTGAGATGAACGCCACAGTTGATGAAGGCGGAACAGATCCTCGATTCCTGCCCTTCGGCGTGCATGGACCCATGAAGTTCCAGAACTTT